GACGCTGGTGCTGGGTAACACGCTCGCGCACCTCGGCAACCCGATTTTGAAGTGGATGGCCAGCAACCTGGTGGTAAAGCAGGACGAAGCCGGCAACCTCAAGCCCAACAAAGAGAAATCCTCGGAAAAGATCGACGGCATCGTCGCCGCCATCATGGGCCTCGGCCGCGCGATCTCCACCGGAATCAAGGGCCCGTCGGTCTACGAGCGCGAGGGCATCCTGGTCTTATGAACGATCCAAGAAAGAAGCTGCTCGATAAGAGCGATCTGATCGCGCTGATCGGTCTGACGCTTTTCATTGCCGGCATCGGCTGGCGATCGAGGCCGATTGCCGCCATCGTCCTGGGCACGTTGCTGATGTTTTACGCCTACGCCACGGCGAAACCGGCGCGCAAGCCGCCCGAGAGCTAAAAACCATGCCCTTCGTCCAAGAGCTTCGCAGCTCGCTTGAAAATCCCTCGACGCCGATCTCCTTTCCCGCGGAGTGGCTGCTCGACATTTTCAATGGCGGCCGCACCGACTCCGGGATCCGCGTTTCGGAGCTGACGGCGCTGCAGGTGACCACGGTATTCGCCTGCGTGCAGTTGATCTCAGGGGCGATGGGCGCTCTCGACCTACTGGTTTATGAGAGAACGGTTTCGAAGGATGGCCGGGTCGGCAAGCGGAAGGCCCAAGAACACGATCTCTACGATCTCCTCGAGTATGAACCCAACCCGGAGATGACGGCGTTTACGTTCAAGAAGACTCTGCAATGTCATGCACTGCTGTGGGGCAACTGCTACGCCGAGATTCAGCGTGATAACGCCAATCGCGTAGTGGCTCTCTGGCCGCGTAATCCGGCGCGCACCCGGCCGTACCGACTGAAAAACGGCACGCTGATTTACAAGACCACTGAAGGGCAGGAGGAAATCACCGGCACCGACGGCGACGATCGCAGCGTGCCCGAGCGCATCATCGAGGCGCAGGACATGCTCCACATACCAGGCCTCACCATTGACGGCCGCGTGGGCCAGTCGGTCGTGAATCTCGCGCGCCAGGCGATTGGCCTCTCGCTGGCCACCGAAAAATACGGAAGCAAGTTCTTCGGCAACGGCGCTCGACCGGCGGGGATTCTCTCGCACCCCGCTGCGCTCAGCCCGGCGGCGAAAGAAACGCTGCGCCGTTCGTGGCATGAAGCACAGGGCGGCGAAAACGCGCAGAAGGTTGCAGTTCTCGAGGAAGGCCTGAAGTGGGAATCGGTCGCCACGCCGCCGAACGACAGCCAGTTTCTCGAAACGCGCCAATTCCAGAAGACCGAGATTTGCTCCGTGTTTTTGGTAGCGCCGCACATGATCGGCGATTCACAGCACCAGAACCGCGCCAACACCGAGCAGATTGGCATCGAGTTCGTCACCTTCACGATGGGCTCCTGGACGAAACCATGGCAACACGAGTTCAAGCGCAAACTCTTTCCGCGTAACGGCCGCAACGCCGGCAGGTTCTTCGCGATGTTCGATACGGCACCGCTGGTCATGCCGGACGCCGCGAGCCGTTTGGCCTTCTACAACGCCGGCAAGCAGTGGGGCTGGCTCTCGACCAACGACATTCACGAGCGCGAGCGGATCAACCCGGTCGACGATCCCAGCGCCGACGCCTATTGGATTCCCATCAACATGCAGGACGCGGCGAAGGCTTTCCGGGAGCCCGCGCAGGGACCGGGCCCGGCCGATGGCAATGCCGGCGGAGATGCTCCCGCTGCGGATCCCGCTGCGAAGGGCGCCAAGAACGACAACGTCAGCAAGCGCTTCGTTCAGGTCTATTACCGCCTCTTTAGAGACGCCTTTGGGCGCGTTCTCGCCCGCGAGAAGCGCGATTCCGACTCGTTTCGCAAAGCTTTCCTGCCCGTTCTATCGACCATCGCGGAGCAGCTTTCGACCATGGCCGCGCAGGAGTTTGACTGCGAGCCGGTGCTCGACTTCGAAGGCTCGCGATTTCTGCTCGACTACGTGGAAGGGATGCGCACGCGCTCGCTCGCCGAGGTCGGCGGCTGGCGTTCGGATAATGCCGACCTGCATTGCGATCGGGAACTGCGGCGCGCGGTGAAAGCCATCCTGATCGACGTCTACCGCAGCGTGGCTACAGCCAAGGCTAAAACGTTAGGTGATAGTGGCGCGCAACCCGCTCTTGAGGAGGCGACTGTATGAAACGCGAATTCAGAATGTTCTACGGCGCGGAGATCCGCGCCAAAAAGACAGACGGCAGAGCGACCGGCATCGAAGGGTACGCGGCCATGTTCAATAAACTCTCGCTCCCGCTTGCCGGTTTCCGCGAACGGATCATGCCGGGGACCTTCGACAATGTATTGAAATCCGGCGCCGACGTCCGCGCGCTTTTCAATCACGATCCGAATCTCATCCTCGGGCGCACGAAATCGAAAACCCTGCGCCTCGCGACGGATTCTCAGGGTCTGCATTTCGATTGCGACATGCCCGATACGCAGGCCGCCCGCGACCTGATGACCTCAATGGAGCGCGGCGACGTGGATGGGTGCAGCTTCGGCTTCGCCGCTACCAAACAGAAGTGGAACGAGGAGCCCGATCCAGACGATCCCCAGGGCAACAAAATCATTGTCAGAGAGCTGCATTCGCTCGACCTGTTCGACGTCTCCCCGGTGACCTATCCCGCGTATCCGCACACGGAGTGCGATACCCGGTCGCTTTTCCCCGACGGGATCCCGGAAGAGGTGCGCGCACACGTGAAGGAATTCGATCGGCGCAAATCTCCGCGCCCGAATCCAGCCGAGGCCGCCGACGAATTAGAGCGCATGCACATGCGATTGCGCCTCTCGGCGCTGTAAAACGATTTTGCCCCAGGAGCAGCGCGGGATGCCGCTCGGCGTGACAGCCGAAGCTGCCCCGGGGGAAGCGAGCAGCCAGGCGGGGACCGCCTGACGGGCCGCAATTCAACTGTAAGGAAGGTAATACCATGAGTCTCAGTAAAGCACGCCAACTGCGCGAGCAACGCGCCAAGCTCGTCGCCGACGCGCAGGCGCTGATTCCTGCCGAGGGACAGCCGTTGACCCCGGAGAATCGGGGCAACTTCAAAAAGATGATGGACGATGCCGACGCACTCAAGGGCGATATCGATCTCATCGAGCGCTCCGAAGCGCAGGAAAACGAATTGCGCACGACCCAGAAGCCGCCCGAGGCCCGCATCGACGTGAACGTGAACAACCCCGCTGCGCCCGATCGCGCCGCTTCCGTCAGCGAATACCGCACCGCCCTGCGCAAGCATGGCGTCGCGGGCATCGAGAAGCTCCGCCCCGAAACCCGCACCGTTGTGGAATCCCTGAACGAGTCCTACTGGGACGCGTGCAAGGATTATCTGCGCCACGATCTGCAGGGCATGGCTCCCGAGAAGCGCGAAATCTTCCTCGGCCTCAAGCCTGAATATCGCGACATGGGCGTCGGCACAAACACCCTCGGCGGCTATTTCGTGCCGCAGGGCTTCGTGTATGAAATCGAAGAAGCGTTGAAGTTCTACGGCGGAATGCTCGAAGCTTCGCGCCGCCTGCCCACGGCCACCGGCCAGCCTCTGCCTTTCCCGACCAGCAATGACACCGGAACGGTGGGCGAGCTGATCGGTGAGGGCGTGCAGGTCAACACCGGGGACGTCACCATCGGCCACATCCTGCTCGGCGCCTATAAGTATTCGACGAAGATGGTCAAGGTGTCGCTGGAATTGCTGCAGGATTCGGCCTTCGATCTGGAGTCCTACCTGAAGGGCGAGTTCGCGCTGCGCCTCGGCCGCATCCTGAACACCCATTTCACCACCGGCACCGGATCGAGCCAGCCCAACGGCCTGGTCACCGCCGCGATCGCCCAGAACGGTTCCCCTCAAGCGTGGGCCGCTGGATCGGGCCCGGGTATCCCGGTGATCGCCGCCGGCTCGGCAGCCAACACCGGCGGAGCCGAGACGGGCGCCACCTCGATCGGTTCGGCTGACTTCGTCAACATCGAGCATTCCGTCGACCGGCTCTACCGCCAGGGGGCGCAGTACATGATGCACGACCTCACGCTGCGGTCCGCCAAGACGATACTCGACAAATACGGCCGTCCTCTCTGGACTCCTGGAATGGCCAACAACGCGCCCGACATGATCAACGGGTATTCCTATGTCATTAACAATGACATGGCGCCGATCGCGGCGAGCGCGGTCTCGGTGCTGTTCGGGAAACTGAACAAGTACCTCATCCGCGACGTCCGCGAGCTGGCGATCCTCCGCTTGAACGAGCGCTTCGCCGATTACGGCCAGGTGGCCTTCATCGGCTTCGCCCGCAAGGACGGCAACCTGATCGATGCCGGCACACACCCGGTGAACTACCTGATCCAGCACAGCTAAAGCTGGAACTGAACGGAAACGAGGGAGGGGCCGCGATTCGCGGTCTCTCCTTTTTTATTTGGCTGGAGGCAATCGTGATCACCATCGCAGGCAGGCAATTTCATGCCGATCGCATGATCCGTATCCGCACGAAGAGCGGCCAGATGCTCGAAGTCATCCCCAACGTCGCCGCCGCGATGGTCAACGGCGGCACCGCCGACCTGGTGGGCGCGTCGAATCCGCCCGTCGAAACCACCGCGCTCGATCCCGCGCAGGAGCGTGCGGTCGCGCCGGCGCAAGACAAAAAG